CCAATTCTGTATCTGTGGTATTCGTTCTGCTACATCTGCAACCTGGTCCAAAGCAGACTGCTGATCTGAAGCATTCGTGTAATCCATTCCTGCCATTATTTGCCTACCTTATTCATTGCCATTTCGTGAGACTCAGAAAACGATGCCCCATTGTTGATTGCACTAACCATAAACTCAATATGCTTTTTACTGTGATGCTCTGAATGTTTTGCCATAGCATTAATTTGTCTGGCATTTAATCCATTCATAGATACGCCTTTAACTTTTTTGTTTTTAGATGCAGTTAAAGATTTTGCATAATCTGCTTTTGCCATTAGATATTATCCCATTGTGGTTGTGAGTGATCCACATCTACTACGATGGAATCAATAAATCTTTCTGTATCGGTCTTAGTATCAGGCTTCTTGGCACTTCGTACCACTTCACCTACCAAATACCTCAAACTATCCACAGCATGGTCATCCTTCTTTAATGGCTTCTCTGGTGAGTTCAGGTCCATCCTGGATGCACTTGGCTGTTCCCATTGGTAATTGACCATCTCCCTTCTCAAGTTCTCACAGGATCTGGTCATAAATATCTTATCGTTCTTAATGTATTCGGTTACTTTGTCGATACCACCCTGGACATCATTATTCGCACCAATAACAGGAATGTTCATCTGTCTATACCTGTTGCCTATAGTCTCTGGATCATCCTTCTTACCTGGTCCTGTAGATGGATCAATCACATACGTTTCATATCTACCCTCACCCTGGTATGCTTTAATGGCTCTGCAATGATAGTCAGCATCCTGACCAGCCTCATAATGCTCTCTGTAGATCCATATCTTATCATCATTATCTACTGCACCCCATAACACCGCAGTTGGATTGGTCCTACCATGATCAATAGCAATAAACCTTCTCCAACTTGGATCAGGGTTAAAATCGTTTACTACATGAATACCTGGTTCAAAGTCTGGGTAGATCTGTCCTTCAAAAGCATCCCAGGATCCATACAGATACCTGTTTATCCATATCTCGTTATAATTCTTTTTAAGGCTGTCGATGTAACCATCAGGTAAGTTTGCCTGGTTCTCTTCTGTTTTAGCGTTAAACATGATGTTCCCAGGAACAGGATCATGTATAAATCGATGCCAAACCCAGTTATGCCCTAATGGGTTACCTGTGATCCAGCATTGCGGAGTGGATACCGCCCTTAAACGACCAAGAAGCGTAAGAAATACCTCTTCGGATACCTCTTCTGCCTGGTCTATGTAGAACCACCCCAGGTTAATCGATAGTAACTTTGCAGGATCATCCAATGACCTGAATATGATCTCATGCCCATTGGCGAAGATGCACCTATTCTCCTGCTTTTTGTATTCATAGTGTATCCCTGGAAGAAATCCACATAAGTGTAATAATTCAAAAAAGGTTCTCTGGGTAGAATCTCTTAATTCTGGATAGGTCTGCCTGGCGATCATGCCTAATTGTGGAGGTTGTTCAGGATCCATCACCCTGGTTATCCCTTTCAGGATCCCAGCAAAGGTCTTTCCATTACCAATACCACCAAAAAAGGCAACTACTTGCTCTTCACAATTAGTAAACCTGTATTGATTTAAGTTTAATTTAATTTTTTTAAACATCAGCCAACTCAATTTGTATGATTGGCATCTGTATTTCGCCATCCACTTTGTGCTTTTCAGTAAACATTGCCAGGTGCTTTCCCTGGAGTTCACTTGCCTTTAAACTTATATTATACTGCTCACTTCCCTCTGCTTTCTGTCTCACTCTTTCAATATCTTTCAATACTTTTTCAGCAGTCAATTCAACCTTCTTCTCTCTAATCGCTTTTAATCGGTCTATTTCTTTCTGTATGTCAACTTTTGTCAACAACTTACTACCAATAGTTCTTGCTGTCTTTTTGCTGTATCCTGCTCTTATACAGGCTTGTGCAGAGTTAAGGTCAATCAAGTATTCTTTGCAGAACATTAATTGTTTATCGGTTAGTTTAGGCGTAGCCAATTAATACCTCTCTTGGATGGTATCCAGCCTGGATAGCACTAATTGCCAAATGTGCCCAAAGCACTTGAAGGTCATCAAAATCATCAAAGGCGTAATCTAATTGAATAGTGGGTTCATAATTCATCCCAGTTAGCCTGTGGATGTTCTTCTGGTTTATTAAGGTTTATGGAAGGAGAAGGGGGCTTATTAATCTGACCTCTATGGTAGACAAAAGCCCCCAGGAAAAATGCAGTAAGGGTGATAAACCCTTGTGCTATATAAAATGAAACTTCACCCATTATTAAGTACAATTTCCAAATGAGCGTTAGGTAAAATCCACCCTAAAATTACTTTTTATGAAAATTTCTACGATCCCATTTATTCAGGTAATACAATGCAGTCATGTAAACAATTAAAATAGGGATCATTATGTCGTGCCTATGATTGATTAGTTCTTGCCAAAGATATTCATTCATCTTCTTCCTCTCTTGGATAGTTAATATCACATTCTGTACAGGACCAGATACCATCCTGCTTGGTAATATCACTGCGATCTGTTTCGCATAGATCACAATGATGTCTCTTGTCTACACACAATGGACAAATCACTCGTTCTTTTCCATAAGTAACAAAGTCACTGTAGTGTAATACTTTACCCTCCTTGTTCCCATTTCCTTTTCTACGGTACTCCCAGCATTGATCACAAATATTGCAATAGCGTACATCCTCGTCTGCCTTACCACCAGTCTTACTATGCCTGTTGTAATGTCTCTTTTGACGTAGTCTGGCTTTGGTCGTATTTTCGTTAGTGGTTTTTATAATATGATCAATCATGCCATTGTTTTCAGTTTAAAACCAACCTCCTTCATCACTTGGGCTTCTATCGGTGGTTTCTTTTTTTTTGGTCCTCCTGGTTGATCCTTTGCCTTCAGGGTACGATACTCCCAATCCTTCATAAACTGGTCCCCACATTCACAAAAGGTTTCCTCTGCTGTAATCTCTCCCTGGATCTCTTTGGTCTTATCGCATCCATAGCAGATGTAAGTAGTCTTTTTAGGTTCTTTAGGCTGTGCAACCTGTTTGGCAGCACCGCTTGAGAAGTTCCATTTATCGTTGTTTGACTTCCAGGTATTCATCCTCCTGGATAAATCAAATACCTTTTCCATCTCCCATCGCATTTTCTTACCACCCTCATTGTGTGCTCCCCAATGATTAATAAACTTTTCTATTTCCTGCTTATCTAATTTTTTCTCCTTTCCGATCCTGTGTGCTTTTTCTGTAAAGATTGCAAATCTATCTTTGAGTGTGGGCGTTGGTTTTTTAGCAACGCCACTATTATTTCTTTTATTTATATTATTATTATTTATTATAGTAGTGTCAGTTACTGTATCAGTAAGTGTGTCAGTTAGTGTATCACCTACTGTATCAGCAAGTGTATCAGTCTGGCTCTGATATTTGTCATAATTCACGATTTTCACGAGGGTAAACCCATATTTGGTATGTGTATCAATCATCGTATCAGTTTTTAGCCTGTTAAGGAAATTTCTTACTGTATTGGTTGCCATGTCCCATCGTTCACTTAATCCCCTGATTGATGCTGGAAACTCACCTCTTTTAATCAATACAATGGTTTCTTTGTAGGGTTTTTTCTGCTCTGTATAGTTTGCCATCATCAGCATATCCATCCAGGCTCGTAAGTACCTGGGATCTTCCCATACCCAATGATTTCTTATCTGTTTCTGTACACTAATCCAACCTTTCATAATGGAAACTCCATGTATCGGTAGAACCAATTTCTACCCTGTTCCTGATTATTTTTTGCTGTCTCTACTGCCAACAACAAAAATTCTTCTCCTTTGTATGGTACATATGCGATAATGTTTTTAGGCTTATACCATACAGCAATTACATCTATATTGCTTTTAACATACTTTGTTAATTTTATTTCAATACTGCTATTACCTCTCAATGTCCCCCTGGTCTTTACCTGTACTCGCTTTAGTTTCTTTCCTGTATCAACTACCAGATCACATAGGTTGTCATCTACAACACTACTGTACACATCCAATCTTTGATTTATCAACAGATCCCTGGACACTGCCTGTTCACCTTCCCAACCCATTCTTTGTGTAGACATCTTTTTCATATTTTAATCTTGTAAACCTTTGTATATGTACTGTCCGCTACGGACCATCTGCTTACCTCGGTATGGCTTACCTTTTTAATCTCTGCATTGTAGTTATCAAAAATCACAAACACATACCAATCGCATATCTTTTTAGGATTGTTATGTGCATCGTAATTGACCATTAAATACCCTTTGTCTCTCTGTACCCCTTTAATATCATAGGTTTCACCATTTACCACCATATCTGCACCAACTATAGGTTTTGTATCAATCATTGGTGCAAAGTAGGCATTGGTCACATTGGTCTTTTCCCACATAACATATCGGACCACTAATTCTGCCTTCACACCTAATGTTGATATGGTAGATTCTTTATCTCCTCTGTATTTATCTGTACCCTGGTTGTATATGTTTGCACTAATCTTGCTTCTACTTTCTGCTAATTCGATTGACAAATTCGATACCCACATTGGCACAGTTACCTTCACTATTTTCCTACAACCTGTTTTACAATAGTTGCAAACCGAAGATTTCCAATTCGATTATTGATATGATCATCACATAATTCATGGATCCGCTTTAACTTGGTAGCCAGGATCCTATTGTTTAGGTTTTCCTGGTAGTATTCTTCCTTTAATTCCTGATGCTTCTTTCTACTAACAAATGGCAATTTCATTCTATCCCCTTCATTTGCACTACAGTTCTTGGTTGCTCACTATATTTCTTAATAGTCTTTAAATGACAGATCTGGCTATCATCTTTATAGAACACTCCGTTTAAGGCATCTAATACCAGTTTCACATAGTTATCTATGTCTGCCCTGGATGTATGCCAGGTCGGAGCATTATCCTTTAATTTGTGGGAATACTTGCCTGTTCTATAATGTGCCTTTGGTCGTGCAACATAGAACTCAAGTGTCATGGAGATCGGTCCGTATTCAGGCGATTTGGGAGCCTGATTTAAGACATTTGCTAAAAAAAGGCGTTTATCCGCCTTACTTGGATCGTAAGTGTGTCCGCTTCTTAAATGCCTGTGGCGTTTAAGGGCAACTGGTGAGCCCTCTACAGTTAATTTTATCATGGTTTGGTATGTGGTTGTGGTTCATATTATTTATTAAAAAATCGTTCCTGGATTACATCACAGGCATATGGTATTAAAATGATGCTTCCAATAATTAATGCTATACTGGATGCAATGATCCATAGGTTTAAGGTCCATTCGTGAATCATTCTTCTTCCTTGTTTTGGTCCCAACATCTATTAGCATACTCTGTAAGTCTATCCACCAACTGCTGGGCATTATTTACTTTATCGTAATCCTTTACATCCTTTCCTTCCAAAATGACCTTACCTAACCCTTCCATAATTAAGGTCATATCATAAGTAGTAATACTGTTTGGCTTTTTTTCATGTCTCTTATTTTGAATTTGAATTAATGAACAAGCCAGGTATACCGAAAGATCCAGGCACTCTTCCAGCCCTTCTTCTACCATGTCTCGTTTATCTTCCAGGCTAATCGTATCGCCATACTTTTTAGCCCCAAGATCTAATCTACCCTGGATCCGCTTCTGTATCTCTTCGTTGATTCTCTTTGATTTTGACATATTCTCTTCTCATTTTGTGTATTAGTTTCTTAAAATCTTCTGGAGAGACTTGCCATAATGGTCGCCAACCAATCATCACCCTTTTCATCTTTAGAGTTTTTTCTATACCCAACCCCTCTGGATATTCCAGTTGGGCTCTTGAATATACTTTCTGGCAGTCTCTCCATATCTTGTTTCCTGAATAGTCTTTAGGCAACTTGTTTTTTATGTCGTTTCAATATAGCCTGTGTAAGTGCTTCTGGATCTTCTTGTTTATTAAAAGTATCACCTTTGTTAATTACATCTCTCACTGCCCATGTAATCCAGGTATCTGGTGCCTTTTCAACTGTCATACCCTCGTAAGTACCAAATTGTATTACTATATCATCGCTTGACTCTGCTTGACCATTACTCGTACCATTCATCTGACTTTTTGCCTTATCTACTTGGTTCTGTAAGTTTTCAGATAGATCGCCATTACGCTTTGGCTGTTGCTGTGGGAACTGGCTACCATCATCTTTAGTTAGTTCTGCGAACTTCTCCATCTCCTCCTGGGATGCTAACTCACTTTCGCCACCATACTGTGGATCGAAGAATGCCAATGCTCTTCCTACCGCAACTGTTTCTGCCTTTTCTAATGACTTTTCTTTTGCTATTGCATTAAAACCATGTCCTGTAGATACAACAACACTATCCTTATCTGTACCATCTCCTGTATATGCTATTATTTCTGCCTTAAAAACGACATAATTATCAGTTAATGATTCAATGTTAGTTTTTATGCTGTACCCAAGATCAGGGTGGTATTTTTCTTTAAATGCAGTAAGCCTATCCACCACCCTGGTGTATAGTTTACCGCCTTGTACTTTTACTCGTTCTCTCATATGCTCTCCTGTTATTTAAAATTGATTACTTGAAGCGAAGGGAAAGCACCTACCGATAGGAATTTGAATCTACATCCAAGTGTTACCGAGGTTTCGAGTTTCTGACATATAGTCATCCATTCCCTAACAATCGTCATTGTATACTTCCCCTTGCCTCATATTATTTAAGTCTTAATGTTCTAATTGGGTTACCTTCCTTGAGATACTTCTCATATAGATCTGGATGGTCCTCCTTGAACTCTTTCTGGTTAAACGATGTCCTGGGCTTTGTATTTCTCCAGGTGGCAAGGGTATTCTCACCAAAGGTAATAGACTCTGCATCCTCCATCGTTTTCTTAATGTCTATCTCCATTTCCTTAATACTCTGGTCCATTTCTTTTTTAGTAGCCTTTAGTTCCTTTAAGGTTTCTATCTTGGATGCCAGTTCTAATGATGCTTCCAGGCTATGTCCATTTGCCTGTGGATATACCTGTTTAATATCGTTTTCAGTAACTGGCTTTGGTGGAACCTGGGTAACTACATGATCTAACCAGAATGAGATACATTTATTAATAACCATGTTGGCAAACTCTTCATCATAGTCATAAGTCTGTATCTCAAATGATTCTGGTCCAACATATCCCCAAGTCAGTATGGCTACATGAGCCTTCCTTAATCCTGTTATCGCCATCTGTCCCTGGATCTGGGTGTAATACTGTATCGGTAGTTCTGCACCCCAATTTTCCCTTGCTTTTTTTCCTGCGGTTTTTATCTCAAGAATACTTTCGTTACCATTTTCATCGTAACAAACTCCATCAAGATTGGTTGCCAAGAAATCGTATTTATCATGGAATTGTACATAGCCATCTATCGCTACCTTACGACCTGTTTCTTCCTCTACCCACTTTGCAATCATGGGTTCAATGTCTCTACCGACTTTCATAAGTAGGTTATCAAAAGGCTCATAGCCATTGACCTTCTCGTTCCATACATCGTATGGGCTTTTATACTTGGTAAATAACCCTGCAATGACTGACCATTCGCTGGTCCCCAGGTAAGTTTGCCTTAACTTTAGATCCAGGTCTGGACCTTGTTTAATTGGATCTTTCATACTATTAACTCCCTGGTGACAAAAAAAAGAAATGCCAACAATACAAACAGAATTAAAAGTGCTTCAAATATCTCAAGTATTTCGTCAAACCTCATCATGTTCTATTTCCTCCTCACAATCAATACAGAACCAATAGGTTGTGTACTGATGTTCTTCTGGACCATACTGCTCCTCGCCCTGCTCCACCTCCTCATGTTCACAAGGAGGGGCTCCACCTGGCTGTTGTAGTTGTGGAGCGAGGTCTGATAGGTCCTCACCAGGTGGAGCATAGCGTGTTCTATTTAAGTCTTGTTGGAATGGGAATGGCATTACTTATCCTCTTGCTTGAATTGGCTATCAAAAGAACCATAAGAACTAACTGTCTTTGTAGTTTTAAGAACATGACATCTACTTGTATCTATAGGGTATTTGCTATTTTCATGTTTTTTTACATAAGCACTTATACCAATCATTGCTTCTCTATAGGTTTTATAATGATCGCCCATTGAAAGACCATTACTTACATCTCCTAATGCAAAATAAACCTGTTTTTTCACTTGCTTTGCTTTCATTACTTACCCCCTGTAATGTGATAAAAAGACCTACACGCTTTTCTTGAGCAATTCCAGGTGTCGTACAAAACACCTTCTTTAACACAAGTCCAATGCCTACTAACCCTTATTAAATAAACTCCAGTTTTATGTGGAAATTTTTCAACACAATAAAGACTTAACTTGTCTCCGTTTCTTTGTGTAAGGGTTTTATGTCTTTTATAACCAAGTTGATTCATATATGTCTCAACAACCAAATCATCATTAGGCATACGGACCATTTCAATTGCTAATGCAAATATCTCCTTCATTACTTCCATGTAATTCTTGTCTAATGCATGAGCAATAGCCCTGATAGAACAATCATTTGTTCTGTCTTTTTTAAACAATGGTTTAAAGTATTTTTCACGACCACCATGTGATTCAATGTATTTCATTTCCTCGCTCCTATTTTGTTATATGGTTGTGACCTGTAGAACATTCCTATCTATATAGTTCTCCAGATCATTTTTCTTTACTCTGTAAAGTCTTGAGTTAAACTTCATTGCTGGTAACTCTCCAGCCTTCACCAGGATCAACACTTGTTGCCTGGACACCCTCAATATCTCACCAACCTCTTTGATTGTGAGCATTTCTAAATCTTTATAGTTGCCAATAGTTGTCATAAGTTGTATGTTTTTGGTGTATTTAGTAAATATTTACATTAAATGTATAATAGATGTAAAAAGTGTGCAAGTATTATTTTTACACTAATTACATAATTTTTAGGAGACAATATGGGTACAGTAGATGATTTTATATTATCAATAAAAAATAAAGAAGGATTAAAGTTTGATGGTCAAGTTGCCGACCTTATAAATATTGACAGGCGAGTCCTTGCAAATTATAAACATAAAGATTCATTGCCATTTAAGTTGCAAGAATGGTACTGCGACAGATATGATATAGAAATAAAAGATTTTCATAAAAAAATAAAACTAACCAACACTGACATACAATTAGAAGGAGAAAAGAGTATGGATGCAAGATATGTAATTGACTTACAAAGAGACAAAATTAAGCAACAGGAAAAAGAAATTGCTATGTACAGAGATTACTTAGATACCCAGCCATTGCAAAAATTGCAATTTGATGAAATAGCAGAACATATGAGTTCAACTGTTTATGTCCGTAATGTTTTTTCATTAAAACCAATGGAAAGAAAAATGGGAAATTTTCATAATGCCGAAATAATAGAAGAAAAATTAGGGTTACCAAAAGAACATGAGTTTTGGGCAGAGAATCAATGGTTTACATTTGATCAACACCCAGTAGATACTATCATAGATAAACACACTTTAGGTAAATTAAAAAAAATAACGAAAACCTTACCTTCACTGTTTGAATCTTTAAAATTTATGGTAGGCTCACATTATATGACTTTTCCAGTTGTTTATGAATATAATGATAAACGATTAAGGACCATGTGTTATATTTTATTGGATTGGATTTCATCACCAAAAAGGATTCTTACTAAATCAATAATATTGAATGGTAAAAAAGATTGAGCAGGATCTACAAAAGAAAGGGTTCGCCTTACTGGTATTATACATCAGGAGATGGTCCAACCAGAGTAAAAAGATCTACTGGGACACAAGATAGAAAGGTAGCCATTCGCATCCAGGCTAAATGGGACCAGGAGATCGCACTGCAACGATCAGGAGTAGAAGTAGCCACCATAGACCTACAGATACCCTTCAGGCAATACATTGACCAGGTAATGAGTAACAAGGGTAAGAAACAGGCACAATGTATCAAGTCAGCCCTTAATGTATTTATGAATATGAACAAAGGGATTACTAATAAACATTTGACCTCATTCTTTTTACAGGAATACTTTGCCAAGCGTAAGTCTATGGGAAGATCACCAAAGACCATTAATGAGGACCATAAGACCATTAGTAACTTTTGTGAGTGGATGATCATAATGGGTTATATGTTAAAGAACCCTACAAGCGGTCTAATTCGCCCTAAATTGGTCAAAGTTCGCCCCAGGGAAGCATTTACCAGGGAAGAAATAGACTACGCTTTAAACGAAGCCTGGTTAGACCACGATAAAAGATTCTGGTCCCTATTATACAAATCAGGATTACGAGCCAGAGATGCCTGTACGCTGACCATTAATGACATCAATGGGAAGTTCATACAACTATCCCAGGAAAAGACACAAGAGTATGATCAGCCAAGAATTGTAGTGGTCCCCTTACATGACGATCTAAAGAAGATGGATATATTTAATATTATGAAACCTGGATCTATTGGTAACTCCAGGGAAAGACTTAAAAAGATATTAGGTAAAGGCGATCTGCATTCCTTTCGCCATTCATTTGCATCTCACCTGGAAGAGTTTGGTGCTACCAGGTGGGATACCAAATGTTTATTAGG